TCATCATGGTCAAAAAAATTTATCAAAACAAAAAAGGTGGTTTGAACCAGAAGGGACGTGATCATTTCAAGCGTACCGAAGGGGCAAATCTCCGTCGTCCGTTGAAATCGGGAACTTCACCCCGAAGGATTTCTTTTGCTGCCAGATTTTCTGGCATGAAGGGTAAAATGAAAAATCCAGATGGGACACCGACACGCAAAGCACTTGCGTTGAAAGCCTGGGGTTTCGGTAGTGTCGATGCTGCCAGGAATTTTGCTAACCGTCACAAAAAGAAGGGATAGTCATGCCTGGATACAAGAAAAAGAGAAAGCCAAGGAAATGAAGCCACGTAACAAGAAGCTTGCAGCGATGTACGGTGATAAGAAAAAGATTACCAGGGGTGACATCATAACAGCAGCAAAGCGTAAGAAAGCTAAACCAACAAAGAAGAGGACATAGCTATGTCATTGTATAGGAATATCAATGCAAGGAAAAAGGCTGGTACATCACGAAGCAAGAAGAAGTCTACGATTGACCCAAAGACGTACAAGATGATGACGCAGAAAAAGGGTGGCTTCAAGCCAAAGAAGAAGAAGAAGTAATGTCAACAGTTACAACAAAGCACATGGACGAGATATGTAATCGGCTAATGGATGGCGAGAGCTTGACACAGATCTGTGATACGTCATCGCATCTTCCCAACAAGAGGACAATCTATAGGCATGTGCAGAAGGACCAGGATGCCTGGGAACAGTACAGCAAGGCAAGAGCAATACAAGGTGAGGACATCGACGACAAGATCATGGACATCATCAATGAGCCGCTGCCTAGTGATCCAAAGATCGCTATGGCAACAGTGCAGTACAAGCGACTGAAGGTGGATGCACTCGACAAGAGGAAGCGTCAGTTGCAACCGCTAGGTGGTATACGAAACAATCCAGGTGATGCGTCGCCATCAGTGTCGGGGACAATACAGTTATCATGGAATGAGTAGTGCTGATGCAGTCTGTGTGTCACTGCTCGCATACGCGATACCCCGCCCAAGCTTTTGTTAGAATTATTGCTTGGTTTTGTCGTTATTCTTGTCGTTATCTTGTGTAAGTCATTGTTTTTTATGGCTGTGGCGGTAGGGTACATACCTACAACTGCGTGTTTTGCAGCGCAAAGCGACCCCCTTACCCCCCCAAAGTAGGTCGCCCTTGCTATACGTATATAACCAAACACAAGAGTGTCTGCCACACACACTTGGAATGACCAGTAACTACGAGAAAAACCAGGAAAACGCACGTAAGCGTAGGGACTTCACGTTGCGCTTGATACGCAGAGAAGCGAAGAAACATGGAAATCAAGATACCGTATACCCCAAGACCGCTGCAAAAGAAGCTGCACGAAGATCTGAAGAAGCAGAGATGGGCAGTATTGGTGATGCACCGACGGTTCGGCAAGACGGTCATGGCGATTAACCATCTTTTGCGTGATGCCATACTGAATACGCAAGTTAATCCGCGCTATGCCTATATAGCACCCACCTATCGCCAGGCGAAGATGATTGCCTGGGATTATTTGAAGCAGTTCGCGGGTACGATCCCGAACGCCCGCTTTCACGAAACAGAACTGCGGTGTGATCTACCGAATGGTGCAAGGATTATGTTGCTGGGTGCAGAAAATATTCATGGTATTCGTGGAATTTTTCTTGATGGGTGTGTGATGGACGAATATGCGGACATGCCAGAGAGTATGTTCCCAGAGGTCATAAGACCCGCTCTATCAGATAGGAAGGGATATGGCATAGTGATTGGTACTCCACGCGGTATGTCGGCGTTCTACGAGCTTTATGAAGCAGCACAGGCAGATAAGTATTGGTATGTACGCACCTATAAGGCATCACAGACAAAGATATTGGACGAAGAAGAACTGGAGAGTGCAAAGTCGGCAATGTCGACCGATCAGTATAATCAAGAATTTGAGTGTAGCTGGACCGCTAATGTCGCTGGCGCGATATACGGAAAAGAATTAGAAGGAATTATG